ATTGCACTATCAATTCCATCTCTGTTTGACATTTATACTACCTCAACACATGCAAAGCTTATTCCATAATTTGATATATTATCTGCATCCCAGCTAACGGTATTAGTTGTTAATCTAAAAAGACCTTTTGCAGTAGTTATGTAAACTCTATCATTCGCAGAATAATTTTGTCGTAGTTTTGGCTCAGTTCTTAAACTGTATTGATTTCTTGCAGAGCTTCCATTGTCTGTCTCTGTCGCATCAGCAGTGACTAAAATATATTGAGTTGGTATATAGCCTGTTTGATCATTCGTTGAGACATCTGATAAACCTAAATAATCACCAGTTAGTATCGTCCCTGACCCAGTATTACCTCCAGCTTTGAGGTTTAAACCCTTTGCACCTTTAACATTGTCTTTGATAGTGCATCCTGATTTATTTGATTCATCAACAAGTGAATTATGGTCTACTGGTTCAACTGTTATTGTGTATGCATTTGCTTTTGTTATAACTTTATGTGTGCCATTGTTCTCAGTTTTAGCAGACCCTGTTATAACGATATGGTCTCCGACCAAAGTATTATTAAAATATGTCTCACTACTTGCACCTGCAATTGTGTTTGTTGATGCCGTGAAGCTTAAAGTTGCACTTGACTCGTTTACTCTTGACTCAAACTGTAGTGTGTTTCCACTAAAAGTACCTTGTTTTGTTAAAGCATCTGGATCAGAGAACCTAAAATTATTCACAGGTCCATTGAGCTGTGTTAAAAAAGTCTGCCAGTTTTTGGCAACATCTCTTCGCATTGGTGGCAGTGAAACCTCTGCAGACCAAAAAACTCCATCATATTCCTGTGTTCTTATTTTACCTGTGTATGGTGAAGCTACACTACCAACTGCTCTGTTCAGTGTAAAATTACTCCGAACAAAGTTCGGTGTTGTAGGCATATCAATTAACTTAGCCACCAGCTAAACTCCTTCTAAATGATCCACCTCTCATAGCTGACTCTTGTACTGCATTTTTTGTAACATCAGCAATCTGTGGCAGCATCTTTGTGACTTCAGCTCTAACAGTAGGAACAACACCAGTAGCAAAATTTATATTTTGATATATGTTGACTCCTTGACCATTAGAAATATTTCTTGAGTTCATATTATTTAAAACTTTGCCACTTGTATTTGGAACAAAAATTTCAGGTCCTCGCTCACCAACAACATAAGCTGAGTTTCTTTGTACTGTGCCACCACCTGCCTTATCTAGAGTAAAACCATTTCCTCCAAAACTTCCTGTCTGTAAATTAGTTCCAAAAATACTGTTTAAAATTTTATTTATTACTGCAAGTTGCATAAAAGTTGATATTATCTGTGAAACAAGTTGCTTTGAAAAGTCCTCAAAACTTGATAGAGCGTCTTGACCTGACATTAAAGCATTTACAAAATCTGTTGAAAAAGCATTTACAGACTGTTGTATAACATCATTTAAAGCACCTATTGAGCCTCCTGCTCCATCACCACCTTCTTCAATTTCATCTAATTGTTTACTAATAGCTTCGGTTATAGATTTTATTTTTTCCTCAGTAAGTCCTAATGCCTGCATGACTTCTGGATTAGCTAATATTTTGTTAAACATAGCCAACTCATCATTAAGTAGTTCTGATTCTGTTTTTAAACCAGCAAGTCGTTTCGTTATTGTAGGAATAAAATTTATAAACTCATCAGCAATTGCTGTAGTTCCCTCACTAATAGGACTAGTGGTCAAACTCATAGAGTCTCTAACTAATGTTATAAGAGCCTCTAGCTCTTGTATTCTCTTATCATGTTGTGCCTGCTCAAATGGACCCATCTTGCCAGTTGTTTTGAATACAATATTAGTTTTCTTTAAATCCTCAAATGCCTTCAATTCATCTTGTACTAAAAGCCTTAAAGCTTTTAGTTGTTTTTCTGGATCAATTTCACCAGTAAGGTCTTGTGCTGTTTGATTTCCTGAAATAAGCCTTACAAGTCTTGCAGCATTATTTGCCATTTGGGTAAGACGATCAGCAATATTTTTTAAAAAATCTCCAAGTCCAGATTTAAAGACTTCATCAGCTAATTGTTTAAATGCAATTGTCATGTTTGAAGTCTTTGTTGATAGATTGTCCATCTTTGACTCCATCGCACCACCAAATTGCTCATTTAGTCCTTCTATTAAAACTTCAACCATCTTCGCAGCACCCTCAGCAGTTTTACCAAATTCAGATAATTCATCTCTTGATTTGCCTAATGCATCAGTAAGAATTTTTGTAGCAGGTATTCCTCTATCGTCTAATTGATTAATTTCTTCAAGACCCATACCACCTGCAGCTGACCTTTGGACAATTCGCACCATTGCTTCAAAAGCACCTAATTGATCTATTGAAGTTGATGCTACATCTGCAAATGTTTGTAGCATATCCATACTTGGCTCAACACCTGCTGATTTGAGTTGTATGAAAGCTTTTGTAACATCTTCAATCTGGAATGGTGTTGTTTGTGCAAACATGAAGACACTATCCATAGCTCTATCTCCAGCCTGCATACTACCAAAAACTGTATCAAGTGAGTCTTTTAAATCCTCAAAACCAGCACCAACCCTTGCTACAGAGCTTGCAGCGATTCCAATAGCTCCTATTGCAGCAGCAGCACCAAATGCCACCTTTGGTATTTTTCCAATAGCTCCTGCAAGACCTGCACCACCAAAAGCAGCAACACCAGTTGTACCTGTTGTTTTTAATTCACCTTTGACATTCTTGAGTTTTTTTTCAAGCTCTCTAGTATCTGCTTTTATTTTTATCAGCAGTTCATCAACTGTTTTAGCCATTAGTCTGGGTACAACTCCATAAGTTCTTGTAATCTGTTTTTGTCCAGTGGCTCTTCCTCTGTTTCTGTACTATTAAACTCTTTAAATCCCTGAATAGTATTTATCACTTCTATTAAAGATAAATCCCAGAAATCTTTTGGAGACATTCCAATCATGCCAACACAAACTTGATAGAATCTTGTTATTGGCAGAGTCTCCACCTTCACTCCACCTTTGGTAACTTTCCCTCGTCTGTCTCTTCCTCTGAATAACCAGTTAAGGTCTTTGTTAATAACTGTGCGACTGCAGTTATTGACTCCATGTAGGACTCACCGATGATATGTTTTACATCTGTCTCTGAAAGATCATTACCTCCACCTCGCAGTCCGTTATATAAAACTACCAGAATCTGCGAAACAGTAATACCTTGATTCATACCCATTTCTTGTGCTATTTGAATGACACTTTTCCCTGTGCTTTCTTCTATCCTCATTATTGCATCAATATTGAGTCTAGCTTTATATTCTTTACCTGCTAGTGTAAGTTTGTGTTCACCCTTTAGCTTGTTTATTGTCATCTGACTTTTCTCCTTTATCTGAAGTTGCGTTTGCAACCTGTATAGTTTGTATATTGTCTCTGTAATCTACAATTGTAGATAAGACTTTGGTTTCCTTGCCATCAATGTTGACTGTTTCGCCAACTTTTATATTTGCTGGTAAAACAAGTGAACCTTTATATAACATACCATCAATTAAGCTTTTGTTATATTTGACCTTTACTTCCTTCATATTACACTGCTGCAAATGTTATATAACCTGCAGATTCAAATGTGAATGAATAAGTCGCTTCACCATTGAACTCTCCTGCAAACTCCATACTTGCTATCATAAAAGAACCTGTATAAGTTCCTAAATCTGGTATCAAGAATTGGAAGTTTTTGAATGCAGGTGTTTGTGCAGATGAACCATCAGATGTATTTTGTTGTCCTGAAAATGTAGTTCTAACTAGTGCCTCTGCTGTAGAATCAGTAAATACTCCTGATCCACTAACTGAAATACTGTTTACACCTGCACCTGCTAACAAAGTTCGTGTACCTTCACTATCTTTATTTGTAACATCTACTGCTTCATCATTTAGTGTGATTGAAGTTGATCTAAGACCACCAATAGTAACGTATGTTGAGCCAGAGGTGTTTATCTTCATCAAGACATCTTTACCTTTTTGTGCTGCCATATTTTTCTCCTATAAAATTAGCTTGTTCCTAATATTATTGCTCGGAATCGCATGACTCCATGTCTAGTAACACCATCTGGGTCTCTCATTATATCACTAAATTCAAATCTAAGGTTTATCAGATTAAAACCTGTGACTGTTAAGTCTACATCATGCAATAAATCGTGTATCTTGTCCATAATTTCCTTTGTTTCCTTGCTGCCTTTGTATTGTGACCAAACATGTATATTAATTGTAAACTCCCCACCATTAAGGTCTTTTGTGCTGTAATCAATAGCAGTTTCTTCACCTAAAGCTATAAATGGATAAGTATCGCCTTCTACCACCTCATCAAAAACACCACATGACAAAGTTGAT